AAAGGCAATAGACAAAGCATCAGCAAAAGCCAAAGCAAGAGTAAAGGCACTGATACTTGGTGGGTCAATCTCGACCTTAGCCGTAGCATTTGGGGTAGCAACTACAACTGATGCAATAGCACCAACTAGAGCCGAAGCACTAATAGTGCAAGAAACAAAAACAGAAACAACTCTTAAAAAATATGAGAACGCTCATAAATTGACCGATACTGAATTGGTCGAGTTGCTTCGTGCCGTAGGCTTCACAGGTGAGAACCTGAAAGAAGCATGGGCAGTTGCTAAGAAGGAAAGTAATGGGCGACCTCTCGCTCACAATGGCAACACAAACACAGGCGACAACTCTTGGGGCATATTTCAAATAAATATGATCGGAGAGTTAGGTGAAGATCGTAGAAAGAGGTTTGGTTTAGAAACTAATGCCGAACTGCTCGATCCTGTGGTTAATGCAAGTATCGCCCACTACATGAGTAGAGGCGGTAAGGACTGGAGTTCTTGGCATGGAATTACACCAAAGACTAAACAGTTAATGGAACAGTTCCCTATCAAGAAGCCAAAGCAATAGCAGAAGCCATAGCAAAAGCATAAGCAGGGAAAGCAATAGGAGAAGCAATAGGAGAAGCCCCATCAGAGATGATGGGGCTATCTCAGAACTAACTCCCCTGGCAGCCAGGAGAAGTTAGTTAGTTAGGGGTAATCATGGGAGAACACTCATTTGTAGATCGGTATATGGAATTGGACAAGGGATACTTAAAACATAAACAAGAACAATATAAAGATTATAAACAACCTAACCTGCTTTATACAGAAGAATTGTTTTGGGATAAGTTAGTTCATTTAGGTTGGAGAAAAGATCACACAACAACAGAGTGTTTAGTATTGGTTTGCTCTGCTTGTGAATTATCAATAACAAAAGTTGTTCTTAAAAATACCTCTGATGTCAGAGGATTATTAAGTGTAGACGAAAGAAAGCACCATCACCAAAGGTACTATTGCAAAGCAACAGCAAAAGCAAAGCAATAGCAAAGCAATAGCAAAAGCAAAGCAATAGCAAAAGATTAGTAGTTATTTTTTAAATCTTCTAAAAATAAATCATGAGAAATAGTTTTTTGTATATTTTGTGTAGTTATTAAATTTGTATGTGTTTTATTAAAATACTGTAATTCTCTTTTATACTTTTTAAGTAACTGTTTATTAGGTAATTTATGCCCAAACAATACACACAAATAATCTTCCGTATTAAAATGAGATCCCTTTAAAGTTGAAAAAAAATCTGATTGAACTAAAATTCTTTCTTTATTAATTTCTAATATATTTGTTATTAATTCTGGAGTTTTAGTATTTTGTATAAAATTTTTCCAAAACAATGTGTTTTCTTTATTAGTTACATAATGCCAATATATGTATTCAACTATAGAAAAACTACTAATTTCATTGTTATAATTAAAATTATCTTTAATAAATTTATTTTTTGTTAAAATATTATGTTTATTTGTAAAAAATTTTTGTAAATTAAAAATTGTTTGCATAAGAGAGGTTGCTTCTAAAGGTTCAACAAAACCTGCGGACAATCCTAACGCTAAACAATTTTTTATCCAAATTTCTTTATAAGTTCCAGGTTCAAAAGAAAATAATTTGGGAGGAAAAATTTCAAAACCTAATTTATTTTCAATTTCTATTTTAGCATTATCTACCGAAATTTGATTATTATCAAAAACGTAACCACACCCATACCTATTTTGTAATGGGGTTTTCCACATCCAACCATAGTCCATAGCAATTGCTTCTATATATGAAGGAATTTTTTCATGTTCTTTATTATTTAAGAAAAAGGGCAATGCTTTATTAGTAGGAAGATAATCTTTGTAAGATATCCATTTTGATAAATATTTTTTTCCTATAATTAAACGTGCAAATCCAGTGCAATCAAAAACAAAATCTACATCTATACATAAACCATTCTCTAATAATAAATTAGAAATCTCTTCATCTTGATTTAAATTTATTTCTTTTACTTTACTTTCAATTCTTTTAATCCCCCTATTTTGTGCAACTTTTGATAAATAATCTGCTAATAATTTTGCGTCAAAATTTAAAGACCAGGCTCCAAGTTGATTGTAATTTAAAATTGGATTTATATTATTAAACTCAGTTATTTTTGTAAAAGGAACTTTATTATTATTACAAATTTTATTTATAAAACAATATTCATCCATAGAAATATTATTTATGTAAGAATATAAATGAAATAAATTTGTGTCTAAATTAAATGAATCAAGGTACCCATTTTGTTCTGAAATTTCAGGAATTAAATATTCAAATGGATGATAAAAATAATCTTCGTTTTTATTTGACCATCCAGTAAATTTTGCAGTAGTTTTAATTGTAGCATTCGTATGTTTTATTAAATCAGAAACTGGTATTCCCAAAAAATCCAATGCGTTTATTAAGTTTGGGGTAGACGCTTCTCCTGCTCCTAAAATACCTATTTCTTTACTTTCAATTAAAACAACATTATCGTCAGGAAAAATAACCTTTGTATATAAAGCGGTTAACCAACCAGCAGTGCCTCCACCTACTACAACTAAGTTATTTATATGTTTATTTTTCAAAAGATTCCTTTTTTAAATTAAATTTTTTTTAATTTCAGAAAGAACTTGTTCTCTAATATTTGCTTGTTGTGCCATTTTATATCTTTCTTTTAATAATTTAAATTTTCCATATCTACCAGGAGACTCAGATGATTCTTTAGTAAATCCAAGTAATTTTGTTGACATAACTATTCTTTTAAATTCAATTTTTTTGTCAGTTTCTATATGTAAATAAAATAAAGGATCTCCTTCTTTAATTTCAAAAAAATTAACATCTAAAGGAATGTGATAATCTAAGGTTAATAAACGTGGCCATTGACCTATATCAAATTGACCTGTAGATAAAAGACTACCTTTTGCTGGGCTTACATTAGGAAAATAAGGAGCGGTAAATTTCATTAATACGGGTTGTTCAGAAAAAAAGAACCATTTCATATTATAAAGTAAATTTGAATAACCATCTAAAGTAGTTGCTCTAACTTTTGTAAGAGTAATTTTTCCGTTAGTAATAAGGTCTTGAGAACCTTCTTCTTTGTGTATTGTTTTTAATAAATCTACTGGAAGTTCATGAGTGTCGTCTAAATTTGATAAAACAGTAAAAACATTATTAAAATAATCTTTTGTCGCAGGACAAGAAAAAAATCCAATATTTGATGTTTTTTGTGGTCGTAATAAATTTAATACTGGTACAGGATCTCTATACAAAGATGCCCAAATTTCATAATCAGAAACATAAGAGGCAGGACACCAATATATTATTAAATTATCTTCATCTTTATTATTCACAAAATTATTCTCCATTTATTAATTGTTAAGTTTAATTAACTTAACCTCACATGCATCAGTTGTACAGTAAGCCTCTCCTATGGCATCTGCAGCCATGCCAGCATACACTCCTGAAAGATCTATAGGAAATAGTTTCATAACTCCCTCCGAATTATATTCGTCAACAGTAATTTGGGTATAAGGCATTTGAGGATATGTAGCATTACCAGAGGGCAAAAACGAAACGGTTTTAAGTTGTCCATCATACATGTGCAAAACCGTGCCAATGGCAGAAGATTCTGTTTCTGGATTAAAAGAAACAGTTACAGATACAGAATTATCTGACCAATATCTTTGTGCGGTTGCAGCAAGAGCCATTTTTTCATAAATACTCACATCTTTTTCAGAACGTTTAGCATTTGATTTAATTGGAAAAAATACAACTGAAGTTGTATCAGGAGATTCACTTGCTGGTTCTATTCGATAGTTGGCCATTTTAAATAATGGCAACATCGGATCAGAATTAGCAAAACGAATAGCACGATTAAAATATTCGCCACCAACAGTCCAATGAACGCCAGGTGATTCACCTGCCAGTATACTAACTGTTCCACTTGGCTTTACTGTTGTTGTCTTTATAGACTCACGAATACCGAGCCACTCGGAATAAGTAGTGTCATAGGTTTTAATAACTTTATAACCTTCATCCATCCATTGACGAAGTACTGGTAGTCCTTTGTTATCAGCAAAGTTTGCTACACCAGAAATAGATGTTCCTATACGACGATTACGTTGCATAATGGCATTAGTTTCTTCCCAATGAGTAGGAAGAAGAGTCACGGTCTTTGCATATAAATACGCAAACTTTAAGGTGCGTTTAAAATCTTCAATATCTTCATGACGATTTAAATATGTCTCAACTAATGTACAGCACTCATATGATTCAAGAGATTGTTCTGCACATGGGTTATATCCCATAATTCGCCAGTCTTTGTTATTTTCAGGATCAGCCAATCGACCATATTTTCTAGAGATGTCCATCCAAACAACTCCTGGCTCTCCATTACGAGCAATACCATCAATTATGTTATCTAAATTATCCCCTACATTAACTGATACAGAGTTATTAGACATCCAAGCCCATCCTGGCTTTTCTGGATTGTAAGAATTTCTTTCTGGAAATTTTTCTGCGTTTTTTAAATTTAGAAAATCTTCATCATCAATTCTGCCAATAAGTAACTCAGCAGACCGCCTAACGTTGCCAGATACAACACAAACCCCAATAAGATTCCCAATGTCAGCGATATCAATACGGGTAAGTTTCTGACCAGTACGTTCTTTGAAGATTCCATCGATGTAATCATGTAACCTAATGAGAGGCTCTGGACCCGCTGCTGTTCCACCAAATGTCTTGATGGGTTCGCCTGCCTTGCGAATTTCTTCATAGTTAAACCTAGGACGTTTCGAGTCTGATCGTAGGTAAGCGTTAATAAGCGTGGCCGTTGATTCGACCCAGCCTTCTCTGGTATCTGGAATGACATATGTTTCCCCCTCTTGTGGTGCATAAATGGTGAAGTCTTTATCGGCGCCCTTATCGTCGAACCCAACTCCAACCCCAAGCATACTAGCCTCCATTAAAAAAGCAAAAGGCTTGGCTGGATCAGTCTTAGTCATTGATGCAGTAGACACAAAAGCGCAGTTTTGCAATGCTGCAGAGTTGCGTTGAAGATTAACTAGTGGAGTTCCCATTACCCATAGACCACGTCCAGGTGGTGTCCACTTTAAATTCCATAAACGATCAAATGCCTCTTTGGCTGAGGAGGCTGCTTTGGCATCTGACCATGGAAGGCGATTAGTTTTGGCGTGATCCTTCTGCAGTGAGTACATCCCATTGATGACTCTCTCACATACGTCTACCCATGTTTCCTTCGTACCATCTGGCTTAAGTCGTGAATAGGTTCTGAGAAAAGTAATTTCTCCTACCGAATTTCCCGCTGCATCTTGATACCCAAAAGGTGCCTTTCTTGTTTTATATGGTGCGACAAATTCTTCGGCTAACTTAAAAGAAAAAAGACTCATGGACCCCTACCATTTCTATCTAGATGCAAATACCCCTCGATGGGAATGCATATTGTGACTGGTCTTAACCTATCACATATGTGTTAACTTTCTTTACTACTTATGGCAAAGATAAAAGGCTAAAGTTCCCTCCACTATGATCCATTGTTCTCCACCTGTTGTTATCAGATAACTACTCTTCAATAGATTGTTGAATAATTTTTGTTACTGTATCCTCTTTTAAAGTGTCAGGTAGTTCACGAAGTGCTTGTGCACGATCTCCAAAAATTGCAGAAAGAACTCCGCCAGAACTTTGACGCTCTGCTGTAATGCGTACAAATTCTCGATTCTCCTCTAACTCTTTTAAATTACCGACTAATTTAAATAAACGGTCAATCTCTTGCGATACATTGGGATCAGCATACCCGCCATTCATTTCTTCTGCAAAACGCATAAAAGCCACTCTTTGGCCTTGCATTTCAATAATTGCGTTAAGTAAAGCCTTTAGTTGATCTTTAGTCTTTACTTCGACAGGAAGATTGAAAGCACAACTATTGTCAGGCTTGAAAGCAGGACAATTCGAGGCAACAAAACAAGTGTTACATTGGCGAAGCGACGAGTGTTGGTTGTTAATAATTGGAACATCTTTAAGAACATCCTTTCCGTCTTCATCAGTTTCTACTACCGTCTTCATCTTATACCCAAATACAGGTAAATTTTGAACCTCTGAAGGATCTCTTTGCACCACTTCATTTGTAGAAACTTTCCGCATTTCTAACTCACTGTTATCAGATGAGGGGGGTTCAAATCCCATTAAACCTGTCAATAACTCATCGCTGTTATCAGATAAGTTCTCTTCCTTACCACCTTCAATGATGTGAAAATTTGGGCTTTTCTTGTCCATTGATTCCTCTAATCGCTTGTATGACCAGACTGCAACCTTAGTTGATTCCACCGCACTATCTTGCACAAACGCCAAATAGTTTAATCCAGCCTTCTCTACAATTGCTTTATAACGGGGGCGGGCTTGATCCTTCATTCGCTTGGGATAACGAACTAATTTGGTTCCATCCCAGATGATAGTTTCGCCTCTTCTCATTGGCGATAGCCATGACAATGTGCTAGCAGTGACAAATGGTATCTGTCTCAGATTGTCTGGCTTGGCACATCCAAGGGCATGATATTTAGTTCCAAACTCCTTAGAGTAACTTCTGGTAACGGCCGCTAAGTTAGTTACTTCCTCAATCTCAGCGTGAGGCAATAAGACGTTTCCGTATTTTTGAGACATTTCTTTCAATGCTTGTAAGCCGTATTCTTGATGCCACACTACCCGTAATTTTGGATCGTTACTGAAAAAGGGGCGCTGTTTTTCCACCCAGTCTAATCCTAGAGTTAGTGAGTCAAACTCCTGAAATGCGGTTGCCCTGTCCGCATTGTTAACTAAAAACTCTTGGTAGTCCGCTGCTAAATCAATTAATTCTTCTTTGGATAACCCAGCCTTATCAGCCTGCGCTGCACCTGACTCAATGTAGACCTTTGTTTCTGGATTAAAATGTTCGTTTATAAGCCATAACTTAGTTTTTGGTAAGCCCCGTTTACGAAGTCCCCAATAATTAAGTCCCATCGACTCAACTTTCATATCTTCAAGAAGAGTACGGTTAGACCCAACTTCCGTTCCATTAAATATTAGTAGCATTAAAGTACTTCTATTAATACTTGTAAATTACACAATGCTACATATTTGTATTTTACGTTATTTTTAGTGCAGTATTCTTGCCATGCTTTAAATTCATGATTTTTCCAACCAGGAAATCCAAAATATTCATCAAAAAGTATATAAGTTCCTGTTGCAATTCTAGTTGGCCCAATAGAATTAAGAACAGTAGAAGTTGATTCATAAGTATCACAATCTATGTTGATAAAAGAAAAAACTTTTGAATTTTTATTTAACCATTCAGGTAAAGTATCAGAAAAAGACCCTTTAATTAAGGAAACATTGTTTTTTACTAAAGGCATTTCTCCATTTTTGTTAAATCCTCCTTTTGGATAATCTAATGAAAAGTCTTCTTCTAAACCTAAAAAAGAATCAAAACCAAAAATGGTTTTGGGAAATATTAAATCCGCTAAATAATTTATTGAATCTCCTTCAAATACTCCAAACTCTGCTATATGACCGTCTATTTTTAATTTAGAAATAGCGCAATTCCACATTTGTCGTTTATTACCGTTTGTAAAAACAATTGCTTCAGACATGTTTTTTTCTGCATAATCTGCAGATTCTTCAACTGCTCTTTTTAAAAGATAAATTGCAACACGATTTTGTTCATAAAGAGCAGTATCAACAATTGTTTGTTGAGTTTTAAGTGTTTGATCTTTAATTATTTCTTGTATTAACGAAAGTAATTCATTATTCATAATTTTAATCAGACCAAAATTCTAAATCTTTTGGTTTTGCTGCCTCTCTACTTTTGTGTGTATTAACCCTATCAATAGATTCTTCAATTTGATTCCAAGTTCTAACTTTTTTAGGAGCGTCAGGACGTCGTTCAACAGACAAATAGCCTGGATTCATAAACATAATAGCGGGAATACCTTGTTCTTCAAAAACCCAAGCACACATAGACGGGTCAGAATCAACATACATCTCTATTGGAGCACGAGAGCGACTCATAACAAATTGTCTCTTTTTTAAGTCTTCGCCTTCTAAATAA